GGCGCAGATCCTCAAGTACCAGGTCAACGCCATCCTGCACCTGGCCAACCCCGGCGCCGAGGGCGAGGTCATCCTGGCCACTGCCCGGCAGCAACTCGCCGCCTACGTCAACCAGCGCCGCCGTCTCGGCGTGCGCGTCTCACGTTCGGGTATCGACGCTGCGCTGCACGTCGCCGGTGTGGCCTGGGTCGAGCTGCCGGGCTGGCAGGACCTGACTCCCAGCGAAGCCCAGGCGGCCTACTGCACCGCTATCAGCGTCACCCTGGGCGCCTGAGCATGAGCGCCCTGCTGCCCCCCAACAGTAGTTCGCTGGAACGCCAGGCCGCCGAAGCCCTGGCCAGCCTCGGCGAGGTCCCCGTCCCGCTGCGCAACCTGGCCGACCCCGACCGCTGCCCCGAGGCCCTGCTGCCCTACCTGGCCTGGGCTCGCTCGGTGGATCGCTGGGACAGCGGCTGGAGCCTGGAGACCAAGCGCCAGGTCATCAAGTCGGCCTACTTCGTCCATGCCCACAAGGGCACCATCGGCGCGCTGCGCCGGGTGGTCGAGCCGCTGGGCTACCTGATCCGCGTGCGCGAGTGGTGGCAGGAGAGCCCAACCGGCACCCCGGGCACCTTCCGCCTGGACGTCGGCGTCCTCGACAGCGGCATCACCGAGGCCATGTACGACGCCTTGTCGCTGCTGATCGACGACGCCAAGCCCGTCAGCCGCCACCTGATCGGTCTGGCCATCAGTCTCGAGGCCCGCGGCTCGCTCGGCCCGCACCTGGTCGCCTATGGCGGCGAGATCCTCACCGTCTACGCCTACCAACCCGAAGCCATCGTCGTCAGCGGCCAGGCGCTGCTGGGCGCCGGCGGTACCCACGCCATCGACACCCTGAGCATCTACCCATGAGCCAGACCTACTACGCCATCCTCACCGCCATCGGCGAGGCCAAGCTCGCCAACGCGGCAGCGCTCAACACCACCCTCAAGCTGGCCAAGATGGCCGTCGGCGACGGCGGCGGCGCGGTACCCACGCCCAACCGCAACCAGACGGCCCTGGTCGGCGAGTGGTACCGCGCCGGCCTCAACACCCTGCAGGTCGACCCCAGCAACACCAGCCAGATCATCGCCGAGCTGGTGATCCCCGAGGCCACCGGCGGCAGCTGGATCCGCGAGATGGGCCTCATCGACGCGGATGGCAACCTCATCGCGGTCGCCAATACCCCGCCCAGCTACAAGCCGCAACTGGCCGAGGGCTCCGGCCGCACTCAGGTGCTGCGCATGGTGCTCATCGTCAGCAGCGCCAGCGCCGTGGAACTCAAGATCGACCCCAGCGTGATCCTGGCCACCCGGCAGTACGTCGACGACGCCATCACCGTGGCCGTCAACCGCCTGGACAACAAGCAGTCGGTGCGTGTGGCCAGTACCGCGAACCTGGCGCTGTCCGGCACACCCACCGTCGACGGCATCGCCCTGGCCGTGGGCGATCGCATCCTGGTGAAGAACCAGGACACCGCCAGCCAGAACGGCCTCTACCTGGTCGCGGCCGGCACCTGGAATCGCACGCTCGATGCCGACGCCAGCAGCGAGGTCACGCCGGGCCTGACCGTCTACGTCGAGCAGGGCACCGCTCAGGCCGACACCATCTGGAAACTGGTCACCGATGCGCCCATCACTCTGGGTACCACGGCGCAAACCTTCGTCGACATCACCAGTGGTTACGCGCCGCTCAAATCGCCGACGTTCATTGATAGCCCCATCGCGCCGACACCCGACCGATTCGACAACTCCAAGCGATTGGCCACAACCGAGTTCGCCAAGGCCCGTGGCCTGGAATTGTCTTCAGTCAGGTCGGTCGCGGCAGCAGGTACCGCCCTGCTTGCGGCTGACGTTGGCAAGGCCATCAGGGTCAGCCTGCCAGCTGATGACTACATCGTATTGCCCGCTTTGTCCGGTGTTCCCCAGGGCGCAATCCTTTTGCTCGCGAATGAATCGACTACATCAGTGGTGACACTAGCGCCGGCCGTTTCTGATGTCCTTTCACGCTCGGTCAAACTACTACCCCTGACCTCGCTGCTACTGGTTGCTATGCCCAGCGCTGGTATATGGGCTATCTCCGGTGGCTCGGCCGACGCCGTAGCCGCTCTCGCTGCGGGCGTTATGGGCCAGTGGGCTCTCCGTAACAAACTGGTCAATGGGAACTTTGACGTGTGGCAGCGTGGCCAATCGTTCAGCGCTCCCGGATACAGTGCCGACCGTTGGCGAATTGAGGGCAGTACAAACGTCACAGCGGGGCGCGGTTACGCATCACCGCCGTCAGGGAAATATACCTTATCCCTGACTCCGACTGCCTCTAGTAATCAAATAGGTATAGCGCAGGCACTCGAAGAATTTGCAGCTATTACACTGGCAGGCAAAAAATCAACTTTCTCTTTTCAAGCCAGCTCAGTCTCCGAGCAGACTATAACGGCATACATCCAGAAATCTGCTGCGGCTAATTCGGCGACCGGCGCTGCATCAGGATGGACTTCCATAGCCTCAAAAGTTTTTACTGTCGGCCCTAGATTCCAAGCATTCTCTATCACGGCGGACATACCTAGCGATGGAACAGCAAGAGGGTTGCGCGTTGCGTTTTCCGCAACCAACATTAGTAACGTCATCGGGGTGTCAAGCTGCCAGCTGGAAGAGGGGCCTGTAGCAACTCCATTTGAAAATCGGCCATTATCTCTAGAACAGCTTCTCTGTTATCGGTACTTCGAAAAATCCTTTCTTGATGGAGTTCCAGTCCAGGCTGGAAACGGCCTCTCAACTGTGCGAGCGCTCTGGACACAAGTGGCGGCCGCTGGCGGAACTCAGTACGGATTATCAACTGAATTTAAAGTTCAGAAACGAGTATCTCCGACCATAACAACATACAACCCGGCAACAGCAGGCTCCGCGCAAGTTCGAGCAGCTAATGCCGACTGCGGCGGATCGACTGTTCAGGGTGTCACGAACGATGGCTTCTCTATGTACGCGGTGATGCCCAGCGGTAGTTCACCTGGAAACTTGTTGACCGTTGAATGGACTGCTGACGCGGAGATCTAACATGAGCGACTATCGATTTACCCAGACGGGTGTGATGCGTCTCAGCGACGGCGCCCAGATCCCAAATGCATCTGGCAACCGTGACTGGCTGGATTATCTGGCCTGGCGTGATGCGGGCGGCGTCACCCTCCCAGGGCAAACCGTTGAGGGTGCAAGAGAGCAACGCCTCTCACGGATCGACGCGGCGTGCTCTTCGGCGATCACCGATGGTTTCACATCGTCGGCATTGGGCAAGGCATGTCTCTACCCGTCCAAGCCCACCGACCAGAGCAACCTACAAGCCTCCGTGCTCGCCTCCCTCTTCCCCGGCCTGGCCGAGGACTGGACGACGCCGTTCTGGTGCCAGGACGCCGCCGGCACCTGGGCCTACCGCCCGCACACCGCCGCCCAGATCCAGCGCGTAGGCACCGACGGCAAGAACGCCATCAACGCCTGCATCGCCCACAAGATCGCCCTGGAAGAGCAGTTGGCCCAGGCCAAGACCCTCGCCGAGATCGAAGCCATCACCTGGACGCCGCCGCAGTGATCCGCCTGGCGCTGTACAAGGCGCCGGGCGATACTTACGACTGCCTCATCCGCGTCTGGACGCGCAGCCCCTACTCACACTGCGAGCTGGTGCTGCCGGACGGTCGCTTCGCCACCAGTTCTCCGCGTAACGGCGGCGTGCGGGCCAAGGTCATCGAGCCTGATCCAGACGTCTGGGACTTCCTGCCACTGCCTTGGATCAAGGCGACTTCCGTCGAACAGTTGCTCGAGCAGGAAGCCGGCGCCAGCTACGACTGGCTGGGCATCCTTGGCAGCCAGGTGCTCCCTGCCGGCATCCAGAGCCGCTCGCGCTGGTTCTGTTCGGAGTTCTGCGCCCAGGCCTTGGAGCTGGAGCAGCCACAACGCTACAGCCCGGGGCAACTGGCCGAGGCCGTCCGCTGGGCCTCGAACCTGAACCCAAGCTTGTAGTAGCTCCTCCTACAACCCCCGCCCCATGACCCGCCCCTCCGGGTCCGCCAGCCTGTGCAGCGTCATCCTTCCCAGCGCCGCCCACATGACTGATCCAGCAACGCTCTGGCGCCCGTCCCACCTAGGGCGTCGCCGTCCCATCCGCACCGAGGAAGAGCGGGAACAGGTGTCTGGCGCCTCCCGCTTGCCCCATTTCAGCGGAGTTACCCCATGATCGATCTCTCCCAACTCCCCCCACCCACCGTGGTCGAGCCACTCGACTTCGAGACACTGCTGGCCCAGCGCAAGGCGCGTCTGCTCGCCCTCTGGCCGGCGGCCGAGCAGGAAGCCCTGGCTGCTCGGCTGGCGCTGGAGTCCGAGCCCCTGACCAAGCTGCTCGAGGAGAACACCTATCGCGAGCTGCTGCTGCGCCAGCGCATCAACGAAGGCGCCAAGGCCACGCTGCTGGCCTATGCCAATGGCGCCGACCTGGACAACCTGGCGGCCTGGTATGGCGTCCAGCGGCAAACGGTGAGCCCAGCAGATTCTCAGGCCAGGCCGCCACGGCCGGCCGTCTACGAAACCGACGCGCGCCTGCGCCAACGTACCCAGCTGGCCCTGGAAGGCTTCACCACGGCCGGCTCGCGCAATGCCTACCGCTACCACGCCCTGTCCGCCTCGCCTCAGGTCAAGGACGTGGCCATCCTGCGCCCGCTCCAGGGCACGGTACGGGTGGTGGTCCTTGGGGCCATGGGCGACGGCAGTCCCGACACCGCCCTGCTGAACCAGGTAGCCGCCACCCTCGATGACGAGGAGGTCCGCCCGCTGTGCGACA